TTGAAATTCTGTCAAATGGCACTCGCCTGAATTACGTTCCGGGGCTGTACAAAGCAATGATCAAACCTCGACCTCAGTCGCGGCCAGCAAATCACATTGGGGTAAGTCTGCACAACCTAGCAGACTTTGAAATGTTGCGTCAAAACATATTGGATTTTCTTGACACTGTTGTGGTAGAATTTGGTGTGAAATTAAACATTCCGCCACCGCCAAATTGGCAAGGGTGGGATTCATATTGGACCGTAGTTGATAAAAATGGTGTTATTGTTTGCATGTACCTGGCCAATGCTTTCCAGACATCCGCTGTACAGTTAAACAACACTGGCCGATTTGTTGTGCATGACAGTGATCCTGTGCGCAGCCATCAACAGTGTGGATTCGTTAAATTTAAATGTTATCACTTTGTTCGCGGAAAAATATACAAGTGCGGCCCAGCAGCCTTGTTTCCAGAATTTGACGAACAAAATCAATTTGACATTTCTGATTCAGATCGCCAGATCATGAACAGCTACCGGCCACTGACCTTGGACAACTTTGAACTTTACAAAGATGATTGGGTGGAAAGTTTGAATCATCCAATTCCACAATGTAAATTTTGCCCAGACAAAGGAATCAGTAGAATTATTACCCCCACAGTCAAAGGCACTGTATCCAATGACACATAAAGTACTATTAACATTTGGCGACAGCTGGCCACAAGGTGGAGAGCTTAATTTTGACTATGAAGTACCATACGGCGACCTACTGCAACGTAAAATGGGTTTTGATAAATTTTTCAATTACGGATCTGCTGGAGCCAGTAATGAGGACATGTTGTATCAGTTTCAAGAATACATTGCCGATCATCACAACACCGACCACGAAATCACTGCTGTGTTTTTTTTAACAAATCCAGGTAGGTCTACACACTGGCCTAGGTTTGGAACATGGAACGAACAAGATCGTGAGTGGAAACACTGGCCCACAGACGCTAAAGAATGGGCACGTGAGGTGTTCATGCACTTCCATCGCAAAGGACACGAAATCATGCGTTCTTCGTCCACAATAACAGCCTTGCAATCTTGGTCCAAGCATTACAAAATCAATGACTTTTACTTTGCTGGATGGGTACGATATCCCGAGTGGCTGCCTGGAGTTGACACAAGTAAAATTTGGAAACAAGGAACAGAAACAGCCGCAGACTGGTTTGGAGCAACAGACTACAACGGAGAACACCTACTAAATGTTGCAGACAATGAATTTATTAGACCTAATTTTGCACATCCCAATCAACTTGGGCATGAACTGATTGCATCCAAGCTAGAAAAATGGATAACCCCTGGTAAATAACATTATCGGAGTCCACAATGGCTGAACAGCAACAAGATACACTTTCCACGCTCAAGCAAAATCTCATAGATTATGCACAACTTCAGCTGGGCAGTCAAATTATTGATCTTGAACTAGATCCCGAACATTACGAAGCAGCATATCAAAAGACCATTGGCACCTATCGTCAACGTGCCAACAATGCCTATGAAGAAAGCTATAGCTTCATGTACTTGGTCAAGGACGAAAACATCTATCAGCTGCCGCAAGAAGTCATAAGTGTACGTCAGATATTTCGCAGAACATTTGGTGATTCAACTGGACCGTTTGCATCAAACTTTGATCCGTTTAGTCAGGCCAGCTTGAATGTGTATCTAATGAACTTCAATGTGGCAGGCGGGTTGGCCACATATGACTTTTACTCACAGTATGTGGAACTGGCTGCCAGAATGTTTGGTGGCTACATGAACTACACATACAACCCTGTGACCAAAAAACTGCAATTGATTCGTGATCCTAAAGGCACTGGCGAAGCTGTGTTGCTGTGGACTTACAATTTAAAACCTGAAATCAACTTGCTCAGCGATTTCCAAATCCAACAATGGATCAAGGACTACATGGTTGCCAATTGCAAAATGATCATTGGTGAAGCCCGTGAGAAGTTTGGTACCATTGCTGGCCCACAGGGCGGCGGCACCCTAAATGGCACTGCCATGAAAGCTGAAGCACAAACCCAAATGGATGCTCTTCTTGAACAACTCAAAATGTACGTGGATGGCTCACAACCGTTGACTTGGGTAATTGGCTAATTGACATAAACATAAACTCCTGCTATAATGTAGCATGGACTTAATGATTGATCTTGAGGGTTTGGGAACAGGCCCCGACACTACTATTCTTACCATTGCCGCACAGGCGTTTGATCCGTTTGGCTCTGGTCACTACGAGCAATCATTCTATGCCAGGGTCACACTGGAAAGTCAAGAAACTCGTAGCATACAGCAAGGCACCATAGAATGGTGGGCCTCACAACCTGCTGTGGTGCGTGATGAGGCATTTGCCGAAGAAGACCGCATACCCTTAAATGAGGCGTTAGACGGCCTGGGCAAATTAATTTGGCATGCCAAGCGTGTGTGGGCACAAGGTCCAACATACGACATGAACATCCTGGAGCATGCCTACAAGAGTTACAACAAACCTTTGCCTTGGCAGTACTACATGGTACGTGACAGCCGCACGGTGTTTTCATTATGGCCCGAACAACCCATGCCACCTACCACACACCATGCGCTAGAAGACTGCCGCAGACAAATAGGCATGCTACAAAATACACTTAAATATCTCAACGTTCGGGAGTTAAAATAAGTTGCTATGACTCAAGTGGTTACGTTTGATTTTGGCGGAAAATTTAGCCCAGTATCCTATGAAAACTTGCTAACCAGTATTGCTGTTCTTGCTAAAAAAAGCAGAGATGTTTTGGTACTAGGCTGTCGAGAAGAAGATTGCAATCCATTGGAGCACTATGCTCAAACAATTGCACTACAAGAACACATACACAATCTAGGCATGAAATTTTGTGTGCTCTTTAATTTCTATACTCAATACACTCAAGAACATCTGTCAGGCATAGACGTTGATTACATTGACTTCATGTTGTTAAAGACCATACACAATGCTCCTGCACCTATTGCAAATCAAGGCAGCCGCATTTTATTTTTAATTGGCAAACCTGATAGACCACATCGAGCACCACTGCTGTACAAGTTTTATGAGCGTGACCAACTGGATCAACTGAGTTGGTCGTTGTTTATACCTGCTGAAATTGAAAATCAAGTACGCGAGTTAATTCCTCATGTGGCTGACCAGCAATGGCAAGAGTTTATGAAACTGCAAGGCAGTCCTGATGGGGTGACACCAATAGTGAGTGGATCTAGCATTCACGTTTGTAATTATTGTCATTATGATGCAAAAATATTTGCTGATACCAATGTGAGTTTGGTTAGTGAAAGCATGTTTGAACAATCCAATGCGTTAACTGTTCGGGCTACAGAAAAAACTTACAAAGCAATCAACAATCGCCATCCTTTTGTGATTGCCGGGCCAACAGGCACTTTAGAACGATTGCAGTCGTTGGGCTACAAAACGTTTGAAAAATATCTACCCCATCCCGGATATGATCAGGAATTTAACAATGACGTCCGTTTGGAACTAATTTATGAAAACATTTTGGCGTTGCATAAGTTGGCCACAGAGCATCCAGAATCTCTTGCAAATGACGTAGAACACAACTATACTGTTAACAAGCAACGATATCAACAACAACTTGATCGTGCCGCTGCTATGTTGGCAAAATACGGTTACAACGGAAGAGCAATTGACGTTCTCATGCTGCATGATCAAGTGGCCCCAAACACACTGACAGAAAAATTTATGGAACTTATATGATCATTGGTATATGTGGATTCATTGGGTCTGGCAAAGACACTATAGCTGATTATCTTGTGAATTTGCACCACTTTCGTAGAGAGAGTTTTGCAAGCACATTAAAAGATGCTGTGGCACAAGTGTTTGGGTGGGACAGAACCATGTTGGAAGGGCGTACTAAACAGGCCCGGGAATGGCGAGAACAAGTGGATCCTTGGTGGGCAGAACGCCTGCACATGCCCACACTTACCCCACGTTGGATACTACAATACTGGGGCACAGAAGTGTGCAGAGCTGGATTTCATGATGACATCTGGATTGCCAGCTTGGAAAACAAACTGCGCCACAGCCAGGATGATGTGGTAATTTCAGATTGCCGTTTTCCCAACGAAATTTTAGCTATCAAAAATGCTGGCGGGCGTGTGATTCGTGTGGTGCGTGGATCTGAGCCTGCTTGGTATAATGCAGCCGTAAGTGTCAATCGTGGTGCTAATGGCAATTCAACTTGGGCACTAAGTCAGCGTAAGTTAGAAAAACTGGCAATTCATGCGTCAGAAACTGCCTGGGTAGGAACTGAATTTGACGCCGTGCTAGACAACAACGGTACACTGGATGACCTCTATCAACAGGTCAAGAGTCTGGTTCAAGATCCCCGGGCTTCCACGTAGAATCTGTACGTTTTAAATCCGCCACACAGTTCAAGCACACAGTCTTTAGATTACGAAGCTCACAATTATTGAGGGTGCCATCCACATGGTATACCAACAGCTGACTGTGATGTCTTGCCTTAAACCCACATCGATCACATGTGGGTTTTTTCTTATATCCGCTTGATTGCCAGCGCGGCACAGGCGCTTTGATTTTGCGGTTTTTCTTTATGCAAGTTTCGCAGCGACTGCGATAGTATATCTTGCCATCTCTATAACAATTTACAGCTCGAGGCCGTTGATTGCAGGCTGGGCACATGGGTCTCATGATGTATTTATGCACAAACCTTACGGTAAGGGCAGTCTACGACACCGTTTTTTGAATATACCCATAAATATCTGCAACTTGAAAAGGAACCCACCATGGCTCTAGTATCCCCAGGCGTAGAAGTAATTGTAATTGACGAAAGTCAATATATCCCTTCAGCTGTTAACACCGTACCGTATTTCCTCATTGCCACTGCACAAAACAAAGTGTCAGGCGATGGAGTAACTGTTGCTGCTGGCACAACTGCTGCCAACGCCGACAAAACCTATTTAATCACCAGTCAACGAGATTTGGTGGCCACATTTGGTGTGCCATTCTTTTATTCTACCACAACTGGCACTCCTATCAACGGTTACGAACTCAACGAATATGGCCTACTGGCTGCTTATTCGGCACTGGGAGTTACAAATCGTGCTTATATCCAACGTTGTGACATTGATCTTACTGAGCTTACTGCCAGTTTAACTCGTCCTGTTGGCGAGCCAGCTGACGGTACCTACTGGTTAGACACATCAACATCAGTTTGGGGCATCCAAGAGTGGAATGAAACTACCAATGTTTTCACTGTTGAAACACCAATTCAAATCATCAGCGAGGATGATGTGGTTGATGCAGCAGCCGGAGATTATGAGCCGTTGCCATCAATTGGCAGCGTTGGCGACTATGCAGTGATTGCATTTGCACAGTTTATTCCGGGCTACTACAAAAATTCTGACAATCTTTGGGTACAAATTGGTACTGACGAATGGAAAGCATCATGGGCCACAGTGGCAGGCACAGCAAGTCCTGCCACATTGACTGTTGGTGCAAGCATGTTCATCAACGATACATTAATCACAGTGGGTGCTACCAATACAGTTGCTGGACTAGCGGCAGTTATTACCGCCGCTTCTATAACTGGTGTCACAGCTGCCGCAGTAAGTGGTAAGTTACAAATTTATGCCACCAGCGATGCTACCAATGATGGATCCACTGGATCTGGCGGTATTGTGTCGATTGAAGCTGGTCCAACCAGCGGTGCAGCATTATTGACAGCATTGGGCATTGAAGCTAAAGATTATCTTGCACCCACATACTTTGTGGGTTACAGTTATCAATCTCCACGTTGGAGAACTACTGATACAAGTCCTCGTCCAACTGGATCCATATGGAACAACATCAGCGTGGCCAACAACGGCATGAGTTTGAAAGTGCAAAAATACAGCACCACCTTGGGCGCCTGGGTAAGTCAAGTCACTGGTGTTTATGCTACAGACCGTGCTGCCAATTATGATTTAGATCCATCAGGTGGTGGTAAAAATATTCCAGTAGGAACTACCTATGCGGTAACACAAGCTGTAGAATCTGCTTCTGGATTCCCACAATTTAATTTTGAAATTCTTGAAAGAATTGCACTTGGCGCCACTGTTGTTACTGGCACCACTGTGCCTCCATCGTTTACTGTTGGTGACTCGCTTCTTATAAGAGCGTCTGTTGCTGGATCAGCAACGGCATTTAACCAAGGCACTGCAACTGTTGGTGGTACTGGAACAGTAGCTGATTTTATTGCAGCAATAAGTGCCGCAGATGTTCCTTATGTATCAGCTAGTGTGAACTCAGCTGGTAACATTGTGTTTACACACAGTCAAGGCGGATCTATTTCAATGCAAGAAGTTTCAGGAACACCAATTCTTGAAGCTGGATTTACAGACGCAACACCCAAATGCCGCCTTAATAAAACTGATGAAACGTTTTTAGATTTGAGCAACTGGGTCACAGCTGATTTGTTCACTTACACAGCCAGCGACACTGCACCTGACGTTGATCCAGATGACGGACGTTTGTGGTACTACAGCACTCCAAGTCAAGTTGATATCATGATTCAAAACAACGGTTCATGGATTGGATATCAAAACGTGACCAACGATGTTCGTGGTTATGACTTGACAGCTACCAATGCAAGTGGACCAATTGTGGCTGCCACTGCACCAAC